ATCCGGTGGTCCTTCTTCCACCACCTGCCGGGAATGTGTCACCTATGTTCGTTATGCAGATCAGAACTCTCGATTGGTGGCAGTCAACCGAGCTTCAGTTGGGAAGATGACACCCAACCTAGGCCTTAACGCGGCCAACGTCCCCCTATTACCTGATGGAGAGCGGATCATCTGTGAGACGCATGCTAACAACGAAATCCCGAAAACGTTGTATGTCTCTCCTTGGCTCTACCAACAAATCGTTTGACTCGACCATATCCATAAAGGTCTTATCCTCACAAAGTATTGATCCGACATAGACAATCGTTTGTGAGCTACGAAGTTGTTGTTCCAACCACAACTGAGACTCAATGGGTATTGGCGTAAATCCAACAGCCCCATCGGCGACATGCTTTCTCATAGTTTCATCCACTCCGGCTGGCCAACTGACTGATGAGAAGTCATAATTCAGGCGCCTGTCGTCATAGGTGTTCAAGTAACGTTTGAAGTTTCGAAACTTCTTCGCCTGCATCTTGACACCTAATCTAAACAAACTATTAGCCAGCTCCGTGGTTACCGGATGACCCGGGCTCAAGTGGTACAGTGAGGCTGCAACACATTGATACAAATAACCACGTTTATTCTCCCCCAAATTCTGAGCTTTCTTCAACCAAACCGATTTAAAGAATTTATGAACATTCAAAAATTTCTTTCCATCGCAATACCTAACTTGAAGAAAGTCAGTGTCCCCCAGACGGGTACCTTTAACGGAAGTCCCTAAAGAGAAACCCAATTCAGCTGACGACTCAACAATATCACTCGGTGGGCGACTGATGACTCCATCGTCTCCCTCAAACACGGCCTTGAAATGATAATTAACATCCGGGTTGGTCATAAACCAACTCAAACATAAATTTATCAACCCATTGCCAAATGACGTCCAGTAATCCCCGGAACATCGCGTGTATATCCTATATTGTGAGCCACCATACTCCAAAACACGACCTCGGTTTTGACCAAAACAAAGTGATCTCATAGACCTCCACGTTTCGGTAAAGCCACACTTCATCAAAGCTTTGGACATGATTCGATTCTCAATTTTCCTAATGTGTGGGGTCATTGAAGCCTCCCAAGATGAATAATCAGTTACCATATGAGGCCCATCACAAACTTCTGCCAATTGTGACATAATTTGATCTGTCGTCTTATGCTTGATGGCCCTGTCATTGAAACTAGTGTTAACCAGTCTCTCGAGGACATCAAGTATCTGACAACATGAAACCGCATGATATGGGCTCATTGTCATTATTAATCTAGGTTTCGACTTCCCTGATTTCACATTGGACTCGCACTTTACGAAACATGAATGCCTCTTATACTTGTGCTCCCCTCTCAAAGCCTTCTCCCAACCCTCGATCTGCTTACCGATATAACTCTGGGTTTTCTTTCCCCTCATCAAACGTCGGTAAGCAACATCGCAAGGTTGCTCAACTAAACCCGCCGAATCCATCTCCAAAACCAATCTATCAACAACACCAAAGGAAAATTTCAAAAACTTATCCAATTTGTCGCTGTAAAACGGTTCAGGTTTCATTGATCGACCGGTGAAGGCCACCAAAACAGTCTCTGCGTCAGTCGCGTTGATACGACCAGCCCCCAGAACACCCTGGCTGGTCACGACTGGATAATCGCAGATGGCTGCTTTTCTAATCCGGGTTTCCTGATGTTTGTAACGCACCACCTCGTTCAAACTACTACCAACTATGAGATCTGGGTCGGGAAACAGCGCATTGGCCCCTGGATCCACGTAAGAAATCAAGGGGGCAATACTCTCAGCAGTATTGTCCACAGTGGTGTCTTTCAAGAACTCAACCGTCTGAGAATAATCAGTTGTGAGCG